CGATAGCGGTGCCGTAAGAGGCAGCCATCTCCTGTGGCAGAATGCTATGCTTGAGGACCTGAATGTCCCCGGTGTATATACCCCGCACGAATCGGGCAGGGTTGAAACGGAACTTGATCGACACTCCCCAAGCGTCCGGCTCGGCCTGGATAACCGCGCGTGCTCGGGTTGCTTTCTCCGTGTCATACCACGTTCCGCCCGCTCCAAGTTTGGCGGGTTCGTCCCCGCCCTTTACGGTGAACAGTGTATCGCAGTCGCCCACGTCCGTGCCTGCCACGTGAACGAGGTCAAGCTGCCCCCAGTTTCCGGTTTTCTGCGCGTAGGCAATGGCGTCTTGATACGCCCTTTCGCTCACCACCTCGCGCTCTTTGTCCACCACGGCCCAACTGGAAAGGGTCATCCAGCGCCAGGTGCCGTCTGCGGACTTGTAGACCGTGAACGACTTTTCGTCCCCGCGCTCTACCTTGTCGATCGTCTTTTTGCAGTACGGGCACGCCTTGGCCGTGCAGGGGATCCCCTTGCCGCAGTGGGGGCACTTGCACTCAGGCTTCTCGCTGCCCTCGCCATCGTCCATCACAGACGCGACCTCACCCAGCATAGAGCCTTCCCCGTGAACGTTGCCCGCGCCGGAGGGCGTCAGCGCCTTGTCTTCCTCGCCCTGCTTCATCATCGCCTTGCACTCCGGGCAGCGCACCTCTCCGCATTTCTGGCCGAGGGGCACTTGCACGCTCTTGCCGCACTCCGGGCACGTACACTCGTGTGTCTCCTGGGCCTTGGCTGCTTCCTCGCACGCGGGGCAGTCCACCTCTTTCTTCCCCCCACGCCCGCCGCTGCCGCTGCCCTCCTCTCCCTCGGCGGGCTTGTCACGTCTCGGAGACGTCTGTTCGGCCCGCCCGCCGCAGCCGGGGCACTCGACGTCCTTGCACTGCTTGCCTTTTGGCAGCGTGAAGGTGGAGCCGCACTTGGTACATTTGCAGAGCTTGGTCCCCTCGGGCGGCTCATCGCTCTCGGTGCCGTAGGTGCGGTCTGCGCCAGGGCCGCCGCGAAAGTTGGGCGCGTTCTCCGCGTCGTGCGTGCCTCGCGGGGGTTTGTGCCAACCGCTGCCGCTGCCGCCCTTTTCAATCTCGGCGTCCCACGCAGCCTTTTCGTCTGCGTCTTGCACGTTGGCATAGAGAGCGCGGATGTGGACCTCGGCCTCTTTCGCGGACCCGTGGCACTTGACCTCCTCGACTGGTTTCTCTTCCGTGCCCTTCCAGACACAGTTCCCTTTCAGAAAATAGGGCATCTCACACCCTCCTTGTATTTCCTACAATAAGCCATCCGACAACACATGCACCCACGAGGACACAAAGAGCGCCACAGACCAGCAGAGCGCCCTGGTGGATCGCCGCAGATTCTGCCGGGTACGCATTGAGTGTTGCCCACGTGATCGGCAAACCACGCGCCAGCACAGGAGCCGCATGAGCGACCAAGTCAATGCCCAGGCTCCAAGCCCCGCAAACGCAGAAGATAAAAAGTGTTTGATTTCTTCTGCTGTTACGCCAATCCATCTCACAGTGCAAAACGCACCGGGAACGTTGCGCCCAGCGTCTCGGTAATGAACGAGATCGCGTCACTCGTAGCCTCGGCAGAGGCAGCGTTGGCTTCCAGCTTGGCCTGGATGTCCGCAGGAGCCCAGCCCGTGATGGGTATGGCAGGCGTTCTCAGGTTGGCGATCAGCGCGTTCTTGTAGGCCGCGATGACCTGCGCGTTGCTCCCTGCTTCAAGAGCCGCCTGAATTTCATCCGCAGGGACCAGCAGCGAGCGGTGGTGCCCCGGCACGACCTGCCAGTCCGCCTCGCCCTCTTCTCTGCCCTCGGCCCAAGTGTCGTGCTGGACCAGCTCGCTGCCGTCCGCGCGCGCCGTGATTTTGTCAATCCGGTATCGTACTTCGTACATAGCCAAGCCTCCTACGGGGACGATATGACCCCATCAAATTGCAAATCCGGTGTGTCCTCGCTGCCAAAGTAAGCCGCTGCCGTAAAGTCGGCTGCGAACCCGGTCAGGCCGGTGATGTCCAAAACCGTGACGCCATCGCGCCGGGCATAGATGTGGGATCCCGCGTTGACCACTTCCAGCAGAACCTCGGTATCCGCTGCCCACGCCGTGGCGTCTGTGTCGGTCACTTCACCCGCGCCGTTCTGGTTCACGGCCAGGGTCAGAGTGTTGGTCGTTCGGACCAGGCGCAGATAGTTATTGGCATCCTCGGTCAGATCGAGCAGGTATTCGGATGCTTGCCCGAACCCTTGCGCGAGGGCCAAAGAGTGCCTGGGTGTCGCCCGCCACTTGAGACCCCCGGATCGAGCTTTCATTTTGTGCGCCGTCGCCGGTACGGTCAGGCTGTCCAGCCCATCGACGCGGATCCCGGTATCTTCTGCGCTGTTGGCCTCGCTGGCCGGCGTGACGGTGAGTGTTACGTCGTCAAGTTCGAGTGCGTAAAAGTCATCGCTGAACCCATCACCGGCGATAGCATCGGCCTCGATCTGTAGTTCTGGACTGGTATCCAGAGCGCGTAGAACCATTGGCGTGTGGGTCCACACAGCGCCGGTGCTTGTCGTCACGCGATACAAGGATGCACTGTTGTGCAACAATGCCTCAGCCCCGTCCAGTTCTCCAATTCGGAATCCATCTGATCCATCCCCTACCGTCCAACCAGCGAACGTGATGTATTTTCCTGCCGTGGTCGTGATTGCGTAGTATTGGCCCTCGCCAAGCACAGCGCCAGGATTCCACTCTAGGCTTTGCGCACCCGCGTGGATCACTGCTGCCTCTGCTTCCGTATCGCCAACGTCCAGTCCGTTGTTGGTCCAATCCGTGATCAGGTCTGGGTTGCCGCCGGTCAGAGACTCGTGATCGCCGTGCGAGAGTAGGTTCAGCAGCGCCTCTGCCTGGTGAACCGTAATCATGCCGTCGCTGTTTCGGTTCGTGACCCGCAGTTCATACGCCGTGTTGGCCGTTGTGTGGACGCTGGTCGGCTCATTGAACACCCAGCCGTCGATGGGTACGATGTAGGCTTGTTCTCCAACCTGCCAGTCGTTGGAGCCGCCTCCCGCCAACGTTGCGGTGAGGGTGTCTTGGTTCGTCCCTCCCACAGCCGTGATCGTGCCGTGGGAGCCATCCGTGACGTTGTAGAGTTCTGCCCCGATCAGGCTTGCCGGGTAGACCTCGCCGGTGGACGTGAATGCGGCTGCACCTGCGCCTCCGTCGTGAACTGCGGATAGAGGCGGCGCGTCAAAGTCCACAACGCTGGCAGCGCCGGTCACATCGTACAGCGTGATTCTCGGCCAAGCGTTCGGGCTGTACTGCAACACGCAACGGATCACATAGTCGGTGTCGGCTGTGAGCGTGTGGGGGATATAGATGCCGTCGTTGGCTCCGTCACTGCCCACGTTGTAGCCCTGGTTGTAGATCATTCGCCCCGGCTCATCAATGAGCAGGTCGGGCGTGTTGTTCCAACGCGTGGTTGCGCCGAAAGTGATCGTGCCGTGATAGGCATTTCCGCTACTGTCCGTTGCCGTTGTGCCTGCGCCATCGTCCATGTTGATCAGCAAGTGGGCATTGGCATCGTTGGCCGGCGGGTTGTTGCGGGCAGCCGGAATGAACGAGTTGCCGGTGTAGCGCCTGGTGTCGCTCAAGCGTATCCAACCAATGGCAAAAGCACCGTCGCCTGTGCCTATCGTTTGCACTGCGTTCACTATACAATCAAGGGCAGCATCGGCCTGATATGCCCCGACTGCTATACGTGTATCTATGAGCACACCATCCAAAAAGCCGCGCAGCGTCAATGTTGCGAATGTCCAATCATAGGCATAATGGTGGAAACGCTCATCCTGCGCACCGGGAATGTCCAGAATTGCGCTTGTCCCCGCGTGAACAAGTGTGCAGCGCATCTTGCCATCTGTACGGCCTTGGATGATCCAACCCGCTGTACCTCCTGAGTTCGCTTTTGAGAACGCGATAAAGTTTGCTGCTGGTGTTTTCAGCCGCGCATAAAACTCAATCGTACAATCTGCGCTGGGCAAATCGTCAATGTTCGCGCCGCTGCCAAAGTCGATGCCATCGTTCTCTTGAAAGAACTGCAAGCTCTGCGGAATCTCTGGCGTGCCGACTACTTCCCAAATGGCCGACCAGGAGCCGTCCGTGATTGTGCCGTCATTGGCCGGGGAGGTCACAGAAGCGGCAGCAGTTGCGCCGGTCCCTTCGTCCATTGCCCAATACTCGACCGTGTTACCGTCCGAGTAGGCTGCGCGGGGGGCAACAAAATCTGTGCCTGCGGTATGGCGGTCGTTGTCAGAGATTTCTATCCAGGCAATCCCACCATCCCAAAACGAGGATAGGTTTGTCAGTCGCCCCATCTCAAGATTACTCGCCGCGTCTGACTGGTAAGCACCCGCGCCTGTGTCCGATGCTCCCCACACGCCATCAATGGACATCGTGCCTGTTTTTGATGTGTCGTCATAATAAAAGGCGAAATAGTGCCACTTGCCATCACCCAGATCGTGATCGACATAGCACTGCATGTTGGTGTCGGCAAGCGGTACGAACCCGTACATATTGCCATCTGCACCGACATAGACGCCCCAGCCTGTAGCCAGTGCACTGCCCTTGTGGACAACCGTAAACGTGCTTGCGCTGGGATCATCCAAACGAACCCAACCCGCAACGGTCATATCTGCGCCACTCGGAATATCGTCCAAAGTTGCGCCGCTGTTGCAGTTAACCCACGTCGCCGCCCCATCGAACTCCACGGCGTAGTCAGTCCCAGGGAGGCCGCCATCGTCCAAGAACGGAACGTCGATCAGTTCGCTGCCGTGGGGATGACTCCACGCCTCTCCGGTGCCGGTCGCAAGAGCGCCAGGGGTGCTGTCGGTGGGCAGGAAAAATGTGGTGTCCCACGAGCCGAATATCTGCGCTGGATCTGCGCCTGCACCTGCGGCATAGATTGCGGCGATCACGTCGATGGGGCCAGTTTCGTCAAACCACATCGGGCAGCCATACGCGCCGTCGTAGAAGGGCACGCGGCTGATGCACAAGCCCTCGATCAGGGCGTCGGCGGGCGATGTATCGTCGTGCTCTAAGCCCACGCGAATGTCCGTGAGAATGTACCCATCTTCAACTGTGTTCGTGTTGGCCTCGTCAAACGTGTCAACACCATTGATACTTACACAGTAGTAATTGGTTCCATCGAGAGGGTTTCTCAGGTCCCACCGCACAACAACGTGGTAGGTGGTCCCAGCAGTCCAGGCAGAGATGTCCACTTGCACCGCTGCTCCGCCCGATGGGTCCAGGACGATCAAGTCATCCCCGCTCGACTTGTAGATTCCGAATCGGTTGCCGTTGCCCGGATGCCAGAAGTAATGGTACAGCCCATCGTCCCCATCCCATTCTGGTGTGATCCAGAAGGAGACGCTGCCCTGGTAGGGGTCAAAGTTGGCGTAGAAGAATTGTGCTTGGTTGCCAAGCAGGTCGCCACGCGGGAAGGTGACGACGTCGGGCGTGCCGGTCCCGTCCCAGTTGCCCTGGATGATGGGCGCAGCGTCAAAGACGCCGGCCTCCCCGACGCGCTTTGCCATGCCGGCAGTAAAGGTGGCATCGTCCAGGTTGAGACGATAGCCACCCCGACGTTCCTCAAACAACGCTCGCCGTGTTCCGCGTAGCATTCCCATTGCTGCTCCTAGTCTTGCAACAACCCGATCTTAACAGTGACGTCATCCGTCGCTGCAAAGGTCGGCGTGCCTCGCGTCACCAATTGACCAAAGAGAGATGTCCCAGTCACATCGTAACGCAGGGAACATGGCACGGTAATGGCCGAGGGCGTGCCTGCGGCAGCCCAGCCGGTGCTGCTTTCCTGCGTAGAGATGATGCCCACCAGGTTCTCCAGGTCCGCCTCGGAGGGAGCCCAAGCCGCGTTGTCGGCCATCGCGGTGAAGGTCTGATTGAACAACCAGAGTTCTATCGTCACGTCCTGGCCTGCGTCGTCGATGAGCGTGAAGGTTTTGACCACGCCTCCGCCGCCAGACACGCGCCCCGCGTTCGCAAAAGTGAGCAGACCGCCCACAGCGTCCCCTGCCGCGTAGGCCCCGGCTGTGACGGTCGGTGTTTGGGCAATGGTGATGCCCGGACTGCCCACCTGCCCGATGTGGTTCTCTCCGGCAGAAATGCTGGTCACGACTACCGTGCCAAGGACGCGCCCTGCGCGGTCTGTTACGTCCACCGAGCCGGCAACCGCTCCACCGGCAACGAGCGTCACGGCCAGCGGGTTCGCGCCGTCAATGGTTTGGATGGATTTGTCCGCGCTGTGTACCTTGATGATTGGAATCGGCATCGCTGCTCTCCTCCCCTCTAGGGGGTTTTGATCGCGTCCTCGGTCGCTTTCTTCATTCGTTCGAGGAACGGTTTCTTGCGTACTTTGACGATCGTGTCCGTGAACTTGCGGGCTTCGTAGCGCGGACCCTCATAATCTGGCCGAATGCGCACCACGCGCCCGCGTCCCGGACCAGACCCCAACACCTTCCGCTCAGTCTTGGGCAACCAGTTTTTGCTCAATACCGCGTGCATCACGGCAATGCCCTCATGGACGAACCAATAGATGCGGTTCTTGGCCCACACGTCCACGTACCACTCGTCCTTGCCGAGCTTGGGCTTGATGTTGAACGTGACATGGTGCTTCCACGTCGCGGTCGTCTTGCTGTACTCGTCCTTGATCGCCTTGCCCTCCGCCAAGAGGGCCTGCTTCCACTCGCCTTGCACGGCCTTGACCTGCTTGAGGGCTGCATCGCCTATCAGTTGGGCGGTCATCGTGATCACGGTAAGCCTCCGGCTCCTCTGCGGTACGCCTTGCGGCAACGGCAGTGGGTCAGCCCGTCACATTCCGTCGTCGGGTCGCGCAGCACGTAGCCGGAACCCGGTTCCGCGAACGTGCCGATAGGCTGCCAGCCCATCGCGTCCGCCCCGGCGCAGGGTCCGCAGGTGCGGTCGTCCCCGATGGCGATCCAGCGTTCCTCTGTGTAGCCCGCATCTTTCATCTGGCGGTCGAGCACGGTCCAGAACGCGCTCCGGGCGCTGTTGACGTACATGCGCATCCTGCGACCGGCCTCTGCCTTGCTGATTTCCCCGGCAGCGAACCCTTGCGCAAAGCGGTCCAGGTAGGAGAGCTGGACCAGGAGCAATGCCTGCACCCCGTCCAGGTCCTCGCCGGTCAAGTCGCCCGCCGCCGCGATCAGGGCCAGGGACAGGTAGAGCGACTTGAGCAGGCCCCAAAACCCCTGCTTCCAGTCCTCGACCTCTTCCGGCTCGGGTTCGTCAGAGGCCCGGTCCAGCAGTTCGTCCACCTCTTCCCGGCTGATCGCATCGATCAGCCCGTCTACGAGGTCCGCCGCGTCATCCAGGCCGAGGGAGCGATCCCGCGCCTCGTCCAGCCACTCTATCTTTCGCGGGTCTAGCTTCCAGGCCACCTACTCCTCCCGGTTCCGGTAGATCAAGTCCGTGATGGCCCCTGCGGATAGGTACAGAAGGTAGACCAGGAAACCAATCCCAAGCGCGACGCCTATCCACATCAGCGTGTTCATCGCGTTAACTCAGGATACTTTGGGACGTGCCTCTTCCACAAGGCACGCGCGCTGATCACGTCCCGCGCGCCGAGCTCTTCGCGCACGGCAAACTGCGGGCTTTTCACGATCCCCTTCTGCGCATAGGACACAAACGGATGCGCCTTGTAGTGAATCGTCCCGTCCCGGTCCACGCGCACCCGCTGCGCGTTCAGCCACTTCTCGCTGGAAGTCTCGCCGGATGCCTCTGTGTCGTCCAGCTCTTCGGACGGCGTGAGGTCTGCGGCCATGTAGGGGAACTCCGGCTGGATAGCCCCCATGTCGGCCAGGTACTGGTTGGCAAGCACGGGGTCCCACGCGCCCACCTGGACCATCGAGGTGGCGTGGTTGAAGTAAAAGGAGTCCAGTTCGGCGCGGTCCTTCTGCTCGTCGATGTCGTGCTTTTTGATGCGCAGTTGCACATCGGAGGGCAGGAATTTGTGGCGGAACTCTCGCTCCACCGACTGGATCAGCGCCCCGATGCCCTTGCCCCTGGCCTTTGCCGCCCCAACCTCCGCCTGCGCAGACGTGCCGAGGTTGTGGCCGGGGATACTACCCAATTCCAGTACATCCATTCCGAACGCGCTGGCAACAATCTCTTTTATCCGGGAATAGTCCTCGGTTCGGTTGAAATTCTCGGGCAAGTGGGAGAACGTGAGGTACTCTAGCTTGACGTTGCCGGAAGGGTCCAGGACGGGCAGGAAGATCAAGCCCTTGTAGTAGACCACGCCCCGCGCGTCCCTGGCCCCCTTGGCCGAGGTCAAGGCGCTTTCGAGCAGGTTCTGGTTGACGTTTGCCAGGATCATCCCGGTTCCGGGGTTTTCGGACAGGGCCTCGAACCCGTAGCGCGTGACCATCCGGTCCTCTTGCGCGGCCCACACGGCGCGGCTCACGCCGCACAAGCCCTGGCGGGGAATCGAGTCGTCCACAGAGGGCATGTCGAGGATGTGCATGTACTGGTAGGTCCGCAGCAGGTGCTTGGCCCCGGTGTAGGCGTTGTGGTATTGGAGCGGAAACTGCTGGCTCGCGCTGGGCAGGCAGCGGCAGGGATCCATCACGCGGGCGTCTACGATGGGCCAGTAGCGGTCTTTGCCCGCCCGCATCGCCGCTTCGCCCCTGGCGGTCAGGGAGCGCCCGTCTCCGGCCCACTTGGGTTGGGCGCGCAAGATTTCTGCGTAGCCGCCATAGTCCGACTCGCAGTAGGACCGGACCCAGCGGGCGATGAACATATCCCAGCCCCAATCCTCTTCCAGCCCGGCCAGGGTCCCCTGCCACTTGATAGCCCGGTTGCGACCCGCCTCCACGCTCCACTGCAATGCCTGCATCTTTTTGACCAGCACGCTCTCGGCAATCAGGATCATCGGCGCGACCAGGGAAAAGAGGCGCAAGTCCCGCTGGCGCTGCTGCGTGCCATACTCGGCCAGGGGAATGTAGTCGTCGATGTTGCCGCCGCCCCACCACAGCAGCCTCCCGCCCGTCACGTCCTGACCCGGCGCGGGGGCCTGGCGCGAGTAGGCGCGACCGGGCTCCGCTTTCTCTGCGACCCGCGCAAGCTGCGCTTCCGCCTCCGCCTTGATCGCCTCCACGTGCATCGGGGCCGGTTCGGCGCGTGGAGCGGGAGGGGATTGGCGAGGCTCGGCAGCAGGGCGTCGGGGGGGAGACGCCTGCTCCGACTTGAACTGCTCTACCTGCCTTTCCCACTCCCGCTCCATACGCTGTATCCTTGCGGAGCGTTTGGTTGGGTCGTTTCGTTTGGTTTTTGCCATGTGTATGTCCTACAGGTTGAGGCGCATCGCCTCGTAGCTTCCCATCGAGAGCGCAACCACTAGATCGATCTTCAGCGAGTCCATCCGCTTCACAATCCGCAGCCGGTGGCCGGACTCATCCGTCTTGCGATCCGCGTTCCTGATATGGTCTCTAAGTTCCGCGTTACCGTCGTGGACCACGCGCTGCTGCTGGATCATCTCCAAGAGCTGCCGGTCGGACTCGTTCCTGAGAATGCCCTGCGAGAACTCTTTGAACCAGGATACACCAGCACGCGACAACCGACTAGCCATGTCGTGCAACTCGGTCGGGTCGTACACCACGGCCAGCACGTTGTGGCCCCCTTGGGGCAGGGGGGCGACCGCGCCCTCTTCGTCCATCGTGTACCCACACAGGCGCAGCAGCTCCCGCTCCGGCCCCGGACTGAGCGCGTCGCCCTGGTAGTCGATCTTATTGCCCGGCCTTGCCTGCCAGGTCTTGGCGTAGCGCACGGCGATGGTGTTTCCTGCGCGGCTGCGGTCGGGATGCCGCGTCACGCCGATCAGGGCAAAGCAGTCAGAGGACGTCGCCGTGCGCCCCGTGGCTGCATCCAGGGCCAGCACCATCGGCTCTCGCGCCGTGAGGGGCGGCAGGTCCTCTTTGCAGTGGTCCCACCACGAGATGTCGGGCAGGAAGGGTTGACCGTCAGACAGATCCTCCCACTCGGCCCCCAGCAGGACCCTGGCCTCTTTCTCGGTCAGGGTTTGGGAGCGGGATTGCGCAAAGCCCTCGAAGAGGTTGGGTTCGTTCTCTACCGTCCTAAGTGTAATCACGCGGCAGTCAGCCTTGAATGAGGCATAGAGATCGTCGGGGACCAGGCTGTCTTGTCGCCCACATACCGGGCAGACCCACGGTTTGCCCCCCGGCGTGTCTATCTCTACGTCTCCGCAGGTCGGGCATCGCACCTGGACCGGGCCGAAATACTCAAACAACCAGTTGAGCGAGGGCGTGGTCGTGAGATACATCTGCGGCGGCTGCCCCTTGGGACCAGGGATGCGCACGCGCCCGTCGAGCACTTTGAGTGCTTTTCCATCGGGATGGTGGCGCGCCTCGTCAAAGTGCGCAAAGTTGATGTTGGGGCCTTCCAGGGACCCTGGGTTTTCAATGCCCGTGCAGTGGAGCACAGCGTCGTTCTTAAAGACGATGTTCCACGGCTCGTGAGGCTCCCAGTCGAGCTTGCCAAACCGCTGGTGCTTTTTGACCACCCGGTCCCATGGACACCAACGGCGGAACTCAGGCCAGAGAGAGCGGCGGAGGTGGGGGAGATTAGGACTATTATGGTTAAATAGTCCATGTGCTACGTAATGTTGCGCTCCGGGGACGGAGAGATCCCAGAACTCCCCGAATCTGTCAAATGCGATAGACTCGATTTGCACCCACCGCATCTTCGGTGTATAATGGTTGTATGGATGAGAAAACGAAGGATCGAATTGTTGAGATGTTTGATCGAGGACTGCTCCTTGCTCCAATCGCTGCCAAGATAGGTTGCGCTGAGAGTTACGTAACGCGCATTCTACAGGAGAGAGGAAGGTCCGCCTGGAAACGCCGCTATCCCAACCAGGACGGCTGGGACTGGGACGCCATCTTTGCAGACTATCAAAACCGGATGCCTTTTGAGGCGTTACTGCAAAAGCATCGGGTGAGCTGCACCACGTTCCACCGGCACCGCAAGGCGGAGGGCGTTCCGCTACGGGAGCGCCTTGGGGCACCCGGCAAGCAAAATTACCAGTACAAAGACGGCAGTTGGGCACTAAACCAGAAACTTCACCGCATCTATGGTCGTGCCGCTCGGGAAGTTGCCACCGCGTTGTTCGGCGAACCAATTCCCAAGGGTTGGCATGTCCACCACATGAACGAAAACCCTGCCTACAATGACCCCACGAATCTAGTTCTCTTTCCTGGGAATAGTGAGCACATGAAGTACCATCAGCGGCTATTAATGCTCCAACGCGCAGGTGTCGAAGTTGACGCCACCCGACTGGTGTCAGAAAACGGTGGGACTTGGTTACTACTACCTCCTCCCCAGTGGCAGTTCTCATCCGAAACAGGTCAGTTCGCCCTTCTGGAAACCCAGCCGTCGCCCACGCAGGACCGACCAGGGTCTGAACTGGACCAGGCTGCTTTCGATCTCCGATAGGGGACCCGGCTACCATCGTCTCGGGCGCAACACAACACATCAAACCGCTCATCCCTCTGCGGATGCGGTTCAAGGTCTTTATGATACCGGCCACACTTTTGCCGCTTCCTTCGCCGCCTTTACATAATCCGTAGCGGGGGGCGTCGTCATAGACGAACAGCCGCTCGTCGTCGTTGTGGGGGGTGTAGACGCGCCCCGTTTCCCCGTTCACGTACACCCTGGGCCAGCCGTCCTTGCCCTTGAGCGCCTCTTGCAGCGCGCGAATGGTCTTGACCTTGAGGGCCTCGTCCATCTTGTGCCAACCCTCGCGCGCCAGCGCGGCCAGGGCCAGGGCTTTTTGGTAGAAGGCTTCGTCTCGGACTATCTTGGTCACGGGAGAGACTCTTGCTCGATAGGGGGATCCTGCCGGGTTTCGTCTCCTGCCAGCGCAAGCACCGTGCGATCCAACTCTTCCCGAGTCGCCGCCCGCGCCAGTCCCGGCACGTCCTCGGCCAACACCCGGCGCAGCACATCCTCAATCTCTGCCAGCGTCGGGCACGGCGTCTCATTCGTCGGTGGCCCAGCCGCCAGTCTCAGATAGCCGACGAACACCGCCGACGCGCTGAACGTTACGCGGCCCCGATCCGCGTCAATGTACACCGACGCGACCGGCTCCCCGGTCAGGCTGTCGAGCTTGCGCAGCTCATACCGGCCATCGTCCAGGCCGCTCACCGTCACATCCGCGCCGCTGCCCGCCAATGCCATCACTACGTGCCGGCCATCGCCCCACGAGGCGCACCATTCCAGGCCCTCTGCGGCTATCTGCGCATCCCAGCAAGCGCCAGACCCCCAACTGTCCAACGCCACAGCCTCGGACAATTGGCGCGTCACGCCTGCGATCTCTGCCATTCCAGGATCGGCGTACCCGCCCAGTACCCAATTGCGCAGCGTTTTTTCTTTCAGTCCCGGCCAGCGCGTAGGCCCCACACACCCCGGCGCACCACAGGCCGCGATCCACTCCAGAAACTTGGACGGCTCATACGGCGCGGGTTCGTCGTACGGCTCGCGCTCGCCGAGTGCGTAGGGCGCATACTGGCCGATGATGATCTGTTTGCCTGTGAAATACTCCTGGCACGTGCGCAACCACCCCCGCGCCACGGCTGGCGACAGGCCGTACCAATTCGTTGTCACGATGTCGATCGAGGGAACCTGGTGCATCCGGTTCACCTGCTGCGCCCATTCCGTCTCAAATCCGCGCTCGACATTCGCAAATGCCCGCCCGCTCGCAACCGGCGCGTCAGACCGCGCTTTGATGTACTGCGCCAGTTCCTCAGTCCAATCGCACAACAAGCCGATGTTTTCGTGCATCCGTTCGTCCCACGTATCCAGGCCCCAGAACTCGTGATCCACCGCCAACCAGGTCGTTTCCTCGCAGACTTTCCACAGCCCGATCGCGCCCCTGTCGCCCACCGCGTCGAGGATAAACTGAATGCGGCGCTTCGCCGCTTCGATGCATTGCGCGTCCGTGAACACCTGCCGGCCAAACTCGACATAGCCTCGGTCGGCCTTCTCGCACGGCTCGCCGTTGAGGTAGAGATTGTTGGCGTTCCAGGCATGATACCGCCACGCGCCGAGTTTGCGAAATTCCGTATTGTCGAACGGCGTGATGAACAGTTGAACGCCGTATTTCTCTGCTGCGTCAATGAGCTGGCCCAGGTTGCTGATTTTCCACAACTCCGGCGCTATCGGTGCGATCACCTGGTCCGCGTGGTACTGCGCCAGGTCGCCCGCGTCGAGGACGCTGTGCCAAACGTTGAACGTGCCTGCCGGTGGCGGCTCTATCGAGTACGCGAGCCGACCATCGCCCCAGTCCTCTTGTTTGCCTGTGAGCCGTACGCGGACGAGATTCACGCCTGCCGCTGCCAGTGCTGCGAACCACTGATCATAATTGAGTTCCGATGCCGGATCATCGCGCACGGTGCGCAGATTGTCAGGATAGCCGAACAGGCCGCGCTCGAATCGGATTGTACGGTTCGCTGCGTTTTGCGCGGAATAGCCGCGTGTGTGTTGCAGGTTCATAGCATCTCCAATTGCCGCGCCTCTTGTTGCGCGTGCTCCATCCTCGCCTGTGCCACCGCAAACGATTCGGCCTCTAGTTCAATCCCGATGAACTCGCGCCCTTCCAGCACTGCCGCCACGCCTTTTGCGACCGCACCTGCTCAGGCTATCTAATCTCATAACGCTATGTCGGCCTTGCCACATAAAAGTCGAGCGCGGCATTCTCCCTTGTCCTTCTCTACACACCGAGTTTCCCTTGCACCATTTCCAATTGCGCCTTTTCGATGCGTGACTTGGCGATTTCAAAGTAGCCTGGGTCAATCTCGACTCCGATAAAGTTTCGTCCCGTTTGTACACAAGCAACACCTGTTGTCCCACTTCCCATATACGGATCAAAAACTGTATCTCCTTGTCTTGTAAGATATTTTATAATAGCGACCATCAAGGCCACTGGTTTTTGAGTTGGATGAACTCGCCTCTCTCTGTGTTCTGATGCCTTCATGCAGCCCATCCACCTATGACGTATAATACGTGCTGCCTTGCCCTTATTTGTCCATATCAATTCACAATCTGAATTATCGTTAAATCCTATCTCTCGGCTACTCTCCAGCCCATCTAGCTTATCCCATACAATCCACGCGCCAGAAACAGGTAATCTATCTGAATACCAGTTCGCTCCAAATAGCGCGACTATCGAGTAGCCAATCCACCGCGACGGGTCGAATGGTTCAGCGTCTCCCACAATCGGTTCAAAATCATTGCATGCCGCAAGCGCGGTGCGCTTGCGGCTTTTGTAGTCAACTTTTGCATTCATTCCATATGGAGGATCGGTTATTACAGCGTTTGCCTGAATTGTCATCTCTCGACAGTCGCCTTGATACAACTCAACCGTCATACCAAGTACCCTTCCCACTTTTTCGCCATCATCGGGTTTTGAATCCCTTCTCGCCCTAGCAGGTCGATTGATTGATTGAACGCTTGAGATACCGGCTTCATATTCATATCGTCCAGACAGATAACCCGCGCCTCTCGAACAGATAGCACGTCGCTCAAAGTAGGTACGTACTGATGCAATCCGTCCACCAGCGCAAAGGCCCACTCGCGCTCTTGTAATGCCCGAATCGCTACCGGGCTTTGCGACTCTACTCTCAACACATCCAGCAAGCCATTCTCCCACCACTGTTCAGTCCGCGCCTGTGCCACCGCAAACGATGCGGTGATCACGCTATCCACGCTCTCCGCTTCCAGCGTCGGCAAGATGTCCAGGTTGTCGCCACAGTACAGATTGATTGCCATTCAGCCGTCCTGCCGTTCTCTGACCCAAGCGGGCAAATCGGAATCACAGGCCGTGTTACCGATGTAGCCGTATTTCTCACCGAGGTCTGCGAGGCTTTGCCGCGTGCAGATGTACATGTCGTTCACGCGACTGCGCGGCTTTTCTTTTGCTGCGGCTTCACCGATCAGCCATCCGTAGAAGATGCCGCAGACGAGGGCCAGTGCCATCTTCATTCTTGCACGCTCTCTTTCTGTACTCGACCGGCGAGCGCCTGCGTGATTTCCGCGCATTCACACACCGCGAGATAGGGGAACCCCAACTCGGTTTCGGTTAGCCGCCCCTTGCGCATGACCCGCGCCAGGGCATGCAGGACCTGCTCTGTTCTCCAGAGCGCGGTAAGCTCTCGGTCTGTTAGGGTCGTTGGCGGCAAAGGCGCCATTCGGGCTGCCTTTCTAGCCCTTGGGGGGGAAGGAACCCCACTTGGCTTGGTTTGGCTTGGTTGCGATTCGTGTAGTCTGCGCTGTCGGCGGTTTTGTGGTCGCGCTGCGCGGGGGCTGAGACGGGCCAGGCGAGCAGGACCAGGGAGGAGGAAGAGGGCGCTATGGACATCGCAACCGGCCTTTCTTATGGTGGGACGGAATTGGCAAAAAATTTTGTCTAGGCAAGCGCCCCAGGCACACATAGAGCGCGTTGAGGTTTTATTCTGTTTCGCTGCGCATCGCTGTGTACCTTACCTGATACACTATGTTACACTGCCACGTCACTCGACTATGCTATGCACTCGACTATGCTATGATGCTGAGTGCCACCCCCGGCATCGACGTGCTACACTATGATTAGAACGCGCGTTCTACCTATGTCCTATAACACAGATTATAAGACATAGGATGGGCAGCGGCGTTACTCTGTGCTATCTTCTGTTTCGTTCTGTTCCGTTTCATGCTGTATGATTGAACCGATCTGAGCGGCCAACGTGTCGAGGGCAGCCTTGTCGAGGGTGGCCGTGCCTGAAATGTCCACATCTACTCGATCTCCGAGCAGTCGATGGTAACGCGCCAGAAGTTTTCGAGCTACTTGTGGGCTTGCAAGCGCGTATTCCACCCCTTCTCGGCCGGGCTTGACACCTACCACAAGATGACCTAGCCCATCGGCGGCCAGTGCTTGCACATCCAACCGCCCATCAGCACCTATATATGGCGTCACATCCGCAACGGCTGTGTCGGTAACACGTCCGAGCAGTTCGTCCGCTGACATGATCTTCTCTCGGAGCAAGCGATCGATCTCCGCCCTAATCTCAACGTTTCTCAACAGGCGTGAGCCCTGTTCCTCAAGTGTATGCCTATCACCACCATACCCGGCACGGCCAGCCGCCCGGGTGGCATTCAACAGCTTTACATACCAGACAATGAACATCTCTTGTTTTGGCGTGAACTGTGCTTGGGTCATTGTAGTATCCTCCCTGCACATGATACCAGATGCACACGATCCAAGCAAGGCACGGCCAGTATACTGGGCGCGCCTACAGACCGCGCAGGATCGCGCCTTTCCTATGCTGAAATCCCCAAGTACACCATTTCACACGAGGTAACACCTAGGTATAAAGATTGATCCGAAATCTCTAGCCTTTTGTTAACAAGTTGTTAACATGACGCGGGTATAATGTGCACAGTAGAAACACACGCGAACACACGAACGCAAAGGGAGCAAGCAATGGCACAAGTACGGGTTAGTTATGATAATCTTGCTGGACAATTTGTCGCGGAATTGATCTGTTGCGCGCCAGAAGATCGGGACTTTGCGCGTGGGCGCACAATCGGCGCAGCGATTCAGACCCTTTTCGGCAGGCGCGACTTCCCAACGTGGGCGCGCAAGTATAGGGCTCACGTCGAAGAGCAATTCAATCGGCGATCAGACCGGGACTGGCAAAGAGAACTGCCCCACTCGGTCTCTATTATTCCATTCTCGGGCGGCGCAAGGTAATCAAGCGCACGCACGAACACACGAACGCAAAGGGAGCAAGCAATGATTACACAAGCGATCCTCACCCATGACGCCAACACGGGCCAGCACTACATCGCAATCAATCGTCAAGGCCAGACCAACCCACGAGTCTACAAGGTCTCGGTGGCCACGGTCGCGCGCTTTGCCGGGCTTATGAATCGCAAGCACGCCAACTTTCATGGCGTCACAGTCCAAGACGGCTTGGCCGTGGAAGTTGTGACACTCTAGCCTACTAGTGTTTCACTCCCTACTCTTGCTATCCATTGGAGGATGGATAGCAAGGGCGGCGATTGAAACAAGCACACACGAAAGGACACAGAAATGCCAGTAATACAGATGGGCGAGTATACGGTCAAAAAGACACACGGTCGATGGATGATCACCTCACCTGAGAGACGGGGCACAATCGAAATCTATGGCAATGGCCACGCGATCGAAACGTTCTATGCTGTACCGGACTGGAAAGAGCCGTCGGACATGGACGCTGAAGAGGAGGCGTTCAAATATAAAGGCGAGATATACTTTATCTCAGATTTTATGCGCATCGACCAACATGCGCCGGCTTGGATGAAAGAATTTGATGGA